TTAGAACATTTTGGTGCTATGGACATACAGGTAGTAGATCATAATATTTATGAATCAGTAAATGAAGCTAAAGCAACTTGCTGTGGTAAATGTGGTAGAGTACATGTTAAAGGAACAAAATGTAAAACTCCTTACCTTAAAGGAAAAGATCACTGTAGAAATAATTAATATGAAAAAGAAAGACCTAAACAAGCTTATATTAGAGGCATACGAAGAGGTACTTATTGAATCACTTTTAGACGAAGTCGAAGATGAAGAACCAACACCGGAAGAAGAACCAGATACTTCAGCACCAGAAGAAACAGTATTAGAAGATGCTACAGATGCTATACTAGGTAAATTTCCCACTGTTAAAGCAGCTATAGTTAAACTACAGACAGATGATTTTAAACAGTTTGTTGATTCTATAGATTGGATTTCACCAAGACCATCTTCATTTAGAGTTAATTTAAAAAACGGACAAGACTATATTTTAAAGTGGACAGGTAAAACCTTTGAAGCTCAAATAATGGGTAAAAGATATTTACTTTCTAATATTGCAGAATACCAACAAGCATTAGACAAACTTGCATTACTATATAAAGAAGCACCTATGAAAGGAGCAGGAGAAGAACCAGCAGATGGTTCAGATATAGGGGATGCAGATACAGGAGGAGGAGAATTTCCTGGAGGAGAAGGAGGAGCTGATACAGGAGGAGTAGATGATTTAGGTGATGAACCAGCAGCAGAACCAGCTGACTTATCAGATGAACCTGTAGACTTCGAAGCAGGTGAAGAACCAGAAGCATAATAATAATAATAATAATATGAAAAATACATTTGACCTTAAAAAATTCTTAATCGAAAATAGGAACCTAGTTAACGAAATAGATCCTGATCTTTTAAAAAGAATGCAAAACACACCTGCACCTAAAGATGCAGCTGATAGGCTAGCAAATAGAAAAAAAGAAAATGACTTAAAACGTGCTGGTACATTAAAAGTTAGTATGGGACCTAACGCCAAACAAGAGCAAAAAGTGATTGATATTGCTAGAGATGCAATCGCACTTATGGACGAACAACCAGGAACTAGTGCAGAAGATGCTTTAAAATCAGTACTAGATATTTAAATGAATATTATTGACAAGCTATATACTGAATGGGCCTGGAGAACAGAATCAGGTATACCGGATATAAAAAATTCTAAAGATAAAGCTATATTAGATAGTATTTTATCTGAACTTAATATAGAAGAAGAGCCTCTTGTATTTGAAGGATCAGAATCATACGATAAAATTATATACGATAGATTTGCACAGTCTAAATTTATAAAAGATGGAGATCCAATGCCTATACCAAAAGGTAAGTATAAGGCTCCAACTTCCGGTACGTTTTATAGAGAAATAGACGGTAATGATAGTGAAGCATGGAAATTACTATGGGATTTATCCCCACCAGCTAAAAGTACAGGAACTGCATCAAAAGGAGTTGGAAATGGAGAGGTAGCACTTTACTGGCTATATAATTATGCCGACAATGGCATACAGGTAACAGAAGGTAGAGAAGGAGATAGCGCAGATTTATTCTTTGGTAAAGTAGGAGTAGAGGTAAAAGCAGAAGGCAATCATACAAAACAGATTGGTTTAGGAAGGTTTGGAGAAGATAAAGAAAATTTAACTCTTTTATCTTTAGTATTCGGATTACAAGCTCTATCAAAAGTTCTTCAACCAAAAGGAGAAGATTCAAGCAAAGTTATAAATCCTACTAATTTTTTAGGTAAAGAGTTAGAACCTGCATTTGACGGATTTATTAAGTTTGCAGCTTTAGATAATTTAGATTCTTTAGCTTCTCAATATGCTATATTTCAAACTATAAAAAATAATGTAGAGTACGTATCAAAAAAAATTAACCTTACAGGAGGATCAACAGCGGCAGCTGCTTCTATGGCAAAACTGTTAGTAGCAACTAAACTTAGCAGAAAACCAGGATTTGGCGGCTACTTAGTCAACCTCAAACCTAACGGGTCTATGGGGTGGTTTAATATTACAGAAGAAAGATTACAAGATAGCGAAAATTTACTAAACAATTTTACAATTACACAAAGTAAAATTAAGCTTAATTATAGTAAGATTTTTCCTAAATAAAAGTTATGTCAAAAGATATAAAAAAAATAATAGCACAAGAGTATATCAAGTGTGCTAAAGATCCGGCGTACTTTATGAGAAGGTACTGTCATATACAGCACCCTACTAGGGGTAGGATCTTATTTAATTTATACCCATTTCAGGATAAAATTCTTAATTTATTTAAAGACGAACAGTATATTATCACTCTTAAGTCCAGACAGTTAGGTATCTCAACCCTAGCTTCTGCTTACAGTTTATGGTTAATGTTATTCCATAAAGATAAAAACGTATTAGCATTGGCAACCACTCAAGCAACTGCTAGAAACCTAGTAACTAAGGTAATATTTATGTATGACGAATTACCAAAATGGTTAAAGTTACCTTCGGTTGAAAAGAATAAATTATCTTTAAGACTTAAAAATGGTTCAAAAATACAAGCTAAATCATCCTCACCAGATGCTGCAAGATCAGAAGCAGTATCACTACTATTAATGGATGAGGCTGCCTTTATTGAGAATGTAGATGAAACATTTACTGCAGCACAACAAACCTTAGCTACCGGTGGACAGTGTATGGCACTATCAACCCCTAACGGTGTTGGTAACTGGTTTCACCAAACATGGGAAAAAGCAGAAACTAGAGAAAATTCATTTTTACCGATAAGATTACCCTGGACAGTTCACCCTGAAAGAGACCAAGTATGGAGAGATCAACAAGATGCAGACCTTGGACCTAGAATGGCAGGTCAGGAATGTGATTGTGATTTCTTAGCCTCTGGTGATACAGTATTTGAACCAGATGATATGTTATTTATTGAAGAAACATATATCAAAGATCCTTTAGAGAGAAGAGGAGTAGATGGTAATTTATGGGTTTGGGAAGGAGTTGATTACAGTAAATCATATATGGTTGTAGCCGATGTTGCAAGAGGTGATTCAACCGATTATTCTGCATTTCATGTATTTGATATAGAACAGTGTGTACAGGTAGCAGAATATAAAGGTAAGATATCTCCTAAAGAATTTGGAAATGTACTAGTAGGAATAGCATCAGAATATAATGACGCATTACTTGTATGTGAAAATGCAAATATTGGTTGGGCTACCATAGAACAGCTAATAGAAAGAGAGTATAAGAACATATACTATAGCTCTACAGCTCAAATGGAATCAGTTGAATCATATATGCATAAGTATGAAAGAGATAAACTTGTCCCTGGATTTACAATGTCGTCTAGAACCAGACCTCTAGTAGTAGCTAAGATGATAGAGTATATGAGAGATAAATCAGTTACCATTCAGTCTAAAAGACTGGTAGGAGAAATGAGGGTGTTTATATGGAAAAACGGTAAAGCTCAAGCACAAGATAGGTATAACGATGATTTAGTTATTTCATGTGCAACAGCTCTATATGTTAGAGATACAGCACTTAGATTGAGACAACAGGGTATGGATTTGGCCAGAGCACAGCTATCATCATTTAGTAATTTAAACGCTCAAAACAAAGCTGTTATGACAAATGTTGGAAATCAGAGAGAAAATCCGTATCTTTATAAGACAGGGCAAGGCGAGGAAGATCTTCGTTGGCTCTTAAAGTAATACTATTTATATATATAAAATTAATTAAATGGCAGATAAATCCGTATTTGGTAGACTAAGAAGACTCTTTTCCAATGACGTTATAGTTAGAAACATAGGAGGAGACCAGTTAAAACTAGCTGATGTTAATCAGATACAGTCTACAGGTAGATACCAGACTAACTCATTAGTAGATAGGTTTAGTAGACTCTATATCTACAATAACAGAAATATATTTAATCCAAATCTTAATTACCAAACATTAAGGATTCAATTATACTCTGACTATGAAGCAATGGATACTGATCCTATTATAGCTTCTGCATTAGATATTATAGCTGATGAAGCTACTATAAAAAACGATCAAAATGAGATTTTAGGTATTAAATCATCTGATGAGAATATTCAAAGAGTACTTTATAATTTATTCTATGACGTATTAAATATAGAGTTTAACTTATGGTCATGGACTAGAAATATGTGTAAGTATGGAGACTTCTTTTTAAAGTTAGAGGTAGCTGAGAAGTTTGGAGTATATAATGTACTACCTTATACAGTTTACCATATGATAAGAGAAGAAGGCACGGATCCTGAAAATCCTGCAGCGGTAAACTTTAGATTAGACCCTGACGGTTTAGCATCATCACAACACCCAAATTACTTACCTAAAAGGAGAGATGAGTCTAAAATAGTAGAGTTTGATAATTATGAGGTAGCTCACTTTAGGTTAATATCAGATACAAACTACTTACCTTACGGTAGATCTTATTTAGAACCTGCAAGAAAAATATTCAAGCAAGTTACATTAATGGAAGATGCGATGTTAATTCACCGTATAATGAGAGCACCCGAGAAGAGAATGTTCTATATAAATGTAGGTAACGTTCCACCTGCAGAAGTAGAGCAGTTTATGCAAAAGACTATTAATGGTATGAAAAAGACTCCTTATATAGGAGAAGATGGACAGTATAATTTACGTTTCAATATGCAGAATATGATGGAGGACTTCTACATGCCTGTAAGAGGAGGAGATACTTCTACTAGAATTGAAACTACAAAAGGATTAGAATACGATGGAACAAAAGATGTAGAGTACTTACAAGCTAAGATGTTTGCAGCTCTTAAAATACCAAAAGCATATTTTGGATTTGAAGGAGATCTACAAGGTAAAGCTACTTTAGCGGCAGAAGATATAAGATTTGCAAGAACAGTAGAACGTATTCAAAAAATAATGGAATCAGAGTTAACTAAAATAGCTCTAGTTCATTTATACACACAAGGATTTACCGGAGAAAGCTTAACTAACTTCGAACTTAAGTTAACTACTCCTTCTATAATCTTCGAACAAGAGAAAGTAGCTCTACTAAAAGAAAAGGTAGATTTAGCTAATCAAATGAAAGATACTAAATTATTCTCTACTGATTATATTTACGAAAACATATTTGATCTATCAGAAGATGCTTATATGGAAATGAGAGAGCTCGTAAAAGAAGACAGTAAGAGACTCTTTAGAATAGCTCAAATAGAAGCAGAAGGTAACGATCCAGCTAAGTCTGGAGTAACATACGGTACTCCTCATGATCTAGCTTCTATGTACGGTAGAAGGTCAACTAATACCCCTAAAGGAGGAGGACCAGATGAACTACCAACAGGCTATTCAGAAGTAGAGCCTGAAAAAGAACAAGAATGGGGACAACCAGGACCAGAAGGAGGTAGACCAAGAGAGAAAGCCTCTATATACGGTACAAATGACGCTCTAGGAGGACGTGATCCTTTAGGTGTCCATGGTATGCAAGGTGGCTACCCTTCCGATAATGACAATGTAATGGAGAACATTACAACCCAGGCGGTATACCATAAAAACAAAGAAGCATTAAAAAATATTGTATTTAAAAAAGAGACTAAATCAGAGGCAGATCTTCTTAATGAAGACAACATTAAAGATTTAGGAAACTAATACATATTTATATATAGTAAACGTGTATAATGAAGATAAAACATTCAAAATTCCGTAATACAGGTCTAATATTTGAATTGTTAGTAAAACAAATTGCATCAGATACTTTAAATAATAAAGATTCTGCAGCTGTTTCTATTATAAAGGAACATTTTGCTAATAAATCAACTCTTGCAAAAGAGTACAAACTATATGAATTTATAGTTCGTAATAGAAATGTATCACAATCAAAAGCAGAAGCAATAGTTTCGACTATTACCGAAGTATCAAGAAAATTAGATCAGAAAGTACTTAAAAAGCAGAAGTATAATTTAATTTCTGCAATAAAAGAAAACTACGATATTAATGAATTTTTTGGCATTCAAGTCAGAGACTACAAAGCATTAGCATCATTATATTGTTTGCTAGAGGGACAAAATACTGAAACACTTATTAACCCTCAAATGTTAGTTGATAATAAAACTACAATATTAGAGCATTTAACTTCTAAACCTCAAGATGAGAAAGAAGTAAAAGATGCATTAGTTGAAGAGTATTCTAAATACGATAAAGATTTAAAGCTTTTAACGTTTAAGATCTTATTAGAGAAATTTAACGACAAATATAAAGATCTTTTACCAGAACAGAAAAGAATCTTAAAAGAATTTATTACATCGGTTAATTCCGGTACACGTTTACGTAATATAGTTAATAAAGAGTTTGAAGTATTGAGCAGCTTAGTTAACGAACTAGCAGCTAATATCGATAACCAGGTTGTTAAAATTAAATTAGATGAAATCTCTAAGGCTATAATGCCTGTTTCTAACAAGGAAAGAATAGATGACAATCATTTAGTTAAGTTAATGCAATACTATGAACTAGTTAACGAGCTTAAGAAGCTATGACAAGATCAAATCTTGTTAAATTAATTAGAGAGGTAATGCAAGAATTGGACGAAGCCAACGTAACTGGTGGGTCCGCAACATTTACTCCTGGAACTGGAGCACAATATGCTACACCAAAAGCATTTGGCAAAGGTAAAAGGGCAAAAAAGACATTAACAAAAATAGGCTGGAAACAGCAACAACGACCTAAAAGGCCGTCAAATACTAAAATGTTTGATTACTTATGAAAGCAGTAAAAGTAACAGAAAATTATAAAGCCGTACTAGAAGGTAGGCTTGCTAAAGGAGAATTTGTTCGCCAGATGAGATTACAATTTCCTAATATTGTAACTAAGTTTAACGGATATGATGATACAGTTCAAATTCTTAAAAATAAACAAATGATCTTTGATGCTCCTATTAATGAAGCATTTGAAAATGTCAAAGTATATGATGATAGACCAGCATTAACTTATTCACTTGATGCACTTGAAAGAGGTGTTCAATATGAACTTCAAGCAGCAGGAGTATTAACTCATGATAAGTTTAATATAAAAGCTGAAGAATTAACGACTGCTACTAAAAAAGCAAAAGATAATTTAGAAAAAGATTCTAACCACTACCTAAACTTACTCTCAGGAGAATCTAATAAAGTAGACAAACATGATAGAGAAGAGGAAACTAAAAGAGGAGAAGGTAAAGTAGACGTATTTAACGGTATGAAAAAGGCTGACTTAAAAGAAGCTAGAGTAATGTTGAAAGAAGGTAAGCTTGATGATCTAGCAGCTAAATTAGGAGTTGATGTTAGTAAACTAAAAGCTGCAGCAGACAAGATCAGAGACATGGAAAGAACTTCAGCTGAAAAAGACGCTAAAAAATTAGCAGAAGTTGAAAAAGCATTAACCGATGAGGTTGTTGAAGAAGCACCAGAAATGTCTATAGAAGAAAAAAAATTAGCAATCGGGGCAGTAATTGATATAATTAGAAGTAAATACCCAGATTTATCTCAAAGTATAGCTCTTGATTTTATTAAGACTCATTATAACGATTTAATAAACGGTGTAGATCCTATAGCTGAATTTGAAGAGTATGTATCAGTTAATACTGATTATGT